GAAGCAAGAGAAGAAGAAACAGGAGTAAAACTTTCTGAAGATAAACCAGAATTAACAGATGAAATGGGAGAAGACTTTTTAGCAGAGCTAGAAGGTGAAACAATGGAAGATTATGAGTTAATTGGTAAAAGACAATATTCAGAAGATAATGAAGATTTAGAAATATGGAAAGAAAAAGTAATCAATGGAGATGTAGAATTAGAATCTGTAAAGTCTAAACCTTCTGGAGAAAGTTATTTAGATAAAAGCGTATATAAAGTAAGATATGCTTATGAAGAAAAATATACAAGTGGCAACAGTAGAAAGTTCTGCAAAACAATGATGCAAAGAACAAGAAACGGAGTTGTATATAGATTAGAAGACATAGATAAAGCATCTAGAGCAGGAGTAAACAAATCATTTGGTCATAAAAAACAAGCTTATGATCTATTTAAGTTTAAAGGTGGACCTAATTGTGGGCACTTCTGGGAAGAGAGATTATACAAACTAAAAAAGAAAAAAGACGGAGAGTATTATGAAGATAAATCTTTAGCGAGTAGTGAAGAAGTTGATAGCATTCCAAAGTCTTATAAACCAAGACCAGCAGGAAACAAACTAGCTCCAGTAGCTCCTAAAGATATGGACAATAACGGATATAAAAACCCTAGATAAACATGGCACAAGCATTATTAATTAGCAGAAAAGATATAGTTAAGTTTACAGCAATGAATGGTAATGTAGACACTGATAAGTTTATTCAGTTTGTTAAAATTGCACAAGACATTCATATACAAAACTATTTAGGTACAGATCTATTAAACAAAATAGAGACTGATATATTAGCAAGTAGTTTATCTGGAAGTTATTTAACTCTAGTAACAGATTATGTAAAACCAATGCTAATACATTGGGCAATGGTAGAATATTTACCATTTGCTGCTTATACTGTAGCTAATAAAGGGGTTTACAAGCATACAAGCGAAAATGCTTCTAACGTAGATAAAACAGAAATAGATTTCTTAATTGAAAAAGAAAGAAATTTAGCTCAATATTATACTGATAGATTTATAAGCTACATGAGTTTTAATAATGATAGCTTCCCTGAATATAACAGTAACTCTAACGAGGACGTATACCCAGACAAAGACGCAAGTTTTGAAGGATGGGTACTATAAAGAAAAAGTACAAGCCAAAAGGCTATAACATGGAAAGACTTAAAAATTATATTTTAAGCATAACAAAGAATAACAAAAAATTAAAAAACTTATTGTAATAATATGAGTTTCGGTTCAATATATGACGTATCATGGTGGGGAAATACAAATGAAGCAAATGGATGGGGTGCAATATACCCTTTTGATGCAGATGGTTCGTATTTTAGAGCAGATACAACGCTAGTATTAGCAGACACAACAGAATATACAGCAGATAAAACAGTATTTTAAAAGAGTTAAAAAATTATGGCACAACAAACGATAAATATAGGAACAACAGCAAATGACGGAACAGGAGATCCAATAAGAACCGCATTTGATAAATCAAACGATAACTTTACAGAGTTGTATAGTGGTGCTGGGGGTGTTGCTGATGGAGCAGTGACTACAGCTAAACTTGCAAACGATAATGTAACATTTGATAAAATAGAAGATAGATATACAGCTAAAGTAGAGAAATCAGATACTTCAGGAGCAGTTAGTATAGATTGGTCAGCTGGAACTACATTTGAATTTACAGCTTCATTAACAGGAGCATTAGAATTAGACTTTACTAATTTTAAACAAGGACAAGTAATTGGAATATATGGACTAACAGGTTCACAAACAATTACACTTGACAGTGATGCAGCAACAAGCGAAACATTTAATAGAGTAGGGACTTCTGAATATGATGGAACTGGAAGTAACTTTTTACAAATAGCTTGTGTAGATGATTCAGCAGATGCAGTATTTAATTATTCAGTAATAACATATACATCAGATACAACACCATAATAATATGAAAGCAATAAATATAAACGGACAAATTAAACAATATACTAAACTTCCATCTTCTTGGGGAAATGTTCTTGGAGGATTTGATTTACTTTCAGATGAGCAGTTAAAGACTTATGGTTTTTATGATGTGGTAATTCCAGATTACGATTCAAGAGTAGAAGATTTAGGAGAATTATATTTTGATTCTGCAAGTGAAACTTTTACTAAAGATGTTTCAAATAAAACTTGGGTAAAAACTTTAGCTGAATTAAAAGAGCAGCAAATAAATAACTTTAAACATTCTACAGGAAGTAAATTGCAACAAACAGATTGGTATATTATAAGAAACCAAGAAACAGGAGATGCAATACCTGCTGATATAACTTCAGCAAGACAAGCATTAAGAGACCAATCAGAAGTTGTAGAGAATGAAATTAATACTTTAACTACTAAAAAAGCAGTTATGAGTTATGATTTACCAAGTATAATATAATGAGTTTAAATAAAAAAATAATAGAAGCTGAAGCAACACCACCAGAAACAGCTGGATTTAATGTAATTACTTATACAGGTAATGGTTCTACGAATTCAATTACTGGTTTTGGTTTTGCACCTGACTTAATATGGCTGAAAGATAGAGACACTGGATATCCACATTATCTTTATGACTCCAGTAGAGGAGCATTAAAAGCTTTAAGACCAAGTGAGGTTGATGCAGAAAGTAGTAATCTCGGTATAACCTCTTTCGATTCAGACGGCTTTACATTAGATTCTAATGCAGGTGCAAATCAAGGTGGTAGTCCTAATATTGCTTGGGCGTGGAAAGTTAATGGAGGTGTTACCTCAACTAATACTAACGGAACCATTACAAGCACAACTCAAGTTAATAATGCAAGTGGAATTTCAATAGTAGAATATACTGGAACAGGTAGTTCTGGTTCTGTTGGTCACGGACTTTCTTCTGCTCCTGAATTAGTTATTACAAAAGCAAGAGGAACAGTTTCACCATCAATATCAGAAGCTTGGCCTGTTTACGCAAGTGTCATAGACCAATTAGGGTATTTAGACAGAGACTATGCATTTGGTTCAGCAGCATCTGTTTATACAAACCCAGAAGTTTCAGCTACTACATTAAATATAGATAATTGGAGGGGTATAAACCAAAGCGGTGTAAGTTATATGGCTTACTGTTTCCATTCAGTATCTGGATATAGCAAGTTTGGAAGTTATAGCGGAAATAATACTGGTCAAACTATCACTACAGGGTTTCAACCAGATTTTCTTATGTTAAAGAAAACTAATGTAACTTCTGAATGGTGGATTATGGATAGCGTGAGAGGAACTACAAATAATTTAGAAGCAAATACACCTGATGCAGAAAATACAGGTATATCAGGCGCCCCTACATTTGTGTCAACAGGATTTAACTTTTCAGGAAGTACATTTAATGAAACAGGTACAGATTGGATATATATGGCATTTAAAATAAATTAATGAGATAAAAATGAATGGATTTGAACCCACTTTACTTGGTATATCGGTGTATATAATAACAATAGCAAAAATAAATGAAGCTCTACAAGGACTACTAATTATAGCAACGCTCATTTATACAATCATTAAAATATATCAATTAATAAGCAAGAAATAAATTATGGTAAGAATATTAAGATATATAGCAAACAAACTTGAACAATTCAACATTAGAGTAGCTAAAGCTTGGAATCAATGGTTAGCTAAACTTAAAATGTAATGTCATATTATGACAAAATCATATTTTAGATATAGTGAATTTGACTCGCCTGACATACCTGATAGTGGTCGTAACATGCAGCCTTCTTTTTTACGCATGCTCAACCATGCACGTCAAATTGCAGGGATACCATTTAGAATTAATTCAGGATTCAGATCTAAAGAGCATAATGAAAAAGTGGGAGGAACAGAGAATTCGTCACATCTACGAGGACACGCTGCCGACATACATGTATCATCCTCTACGCATAGATACGAAATATTATCAGCATTACTCCAAGCAGGATTCAATAGGATTGGTATAGCTGAAACATTTATTCACGTAGATAATGATCCTATTAAAACTCAAAAGGTAATTTGGACTTATGCTTAAAATTATAAAAAGATTATTTGGCTTTTCTGACAAGAATGATATTTCAGGTTTAGGTCTTGAGATAAGAGAACTTATTAAAGGAAAAGAAATAGATCCACAAAAGCTTATAGAATTACAGGCAGAGATTAATAAAATGGAAGCACAGCATAGAACAGTATTTGTAGCTGGCTGGAGACCATTTATTGGATGGGTATGTGGATTTGCACTTGCATACAACTTTGTATTAAGAGATTTATTAATCTGGTATCTAGGACCAGAGACTGCTCCACCAGCACTTCAAATGGAGCATTTAATGACAGTATTAGTAGGAATGTTAGGACTTGGAGGAATGAGAACATTTGAGAAATTAAATGATAAATCCAAGTAATGGCAAAAAAAACAATAAATGTTTATATTAAAAAGCCTAAAATAAAGAGAAAAGGTGTGCATTCAAAAAACGCATCTAGAAATCAAGTAGGATATAAGAAACCCTATAGAGGACAAGGCAAGAAGAAATAATATTAACATTTGCTGTTTAAAAGAAAATTAATCTATCTATTTACTTTTAAAAAAAAAGTGAATAACTTTGGTGGGTTAGTGGTAAATAATCGTTTAACAATTAATAAATAAATATGGATATTATAAGAAAATTAGCAGATAAGATAACAAATGATTTTAAGTTAACAGTTAGAGATAGAACAGATGAATTATTAAAATTAGATGCAATACAATACACTAATATGGGTACAGATAGTACAAAGCAAGAAAAAAAAGAAGTAAAAGCTAATTCAAAATATATCTATAAAAAAATTAAAGAAATAGACGAAGATACTGGAAAGATTTTAATACACTCTATGGATGGCTAGAATACCAAAACGAAAGAACTTAATAAAGAAACTAGATATAGTATTTTCTAAATATATAAGATTAAGAGATTCAGATAGTGATGGGTATTGTAGATGTGCTACTTGTGGAGAAATACATCACTGGACTAAAATACAAGCAGGTCATTTTATTTCAAGAAAACATTATGCAACTAGATGGGACGAGCAAAACGTACACGCTCAATGTATAGCTTGCAATGTATTTAGATACGGTGAGCAATATAAATACAGTTTGTATCTTGGTGAAAACTTGTCAAAAGAATTATATGAAAGAAGTTTAAAAACTGTTAAATTTACAGACATAGAAATCATGGAGATGATTGAAGAGTATAATGAGAAATCAAAAGACTTTTCTTTTCATACGTAAGTTTTTCTAGTCTTTATTGTTCTTTGTTTAAGGGGGGAATTTATTTCCCTCTTTTTTTTTAACATTTTTTATTAATATTTTTTTTATAATATTATTTTTTTTATTAGCTTTATATTATGATTGAATTACATTATATCAATTTACTTAAACAAAAGCAAGAAGAAATAGACAAATTAAGAACTACTTTATTTGAAATACTACAAGCCGATTATTTAAGTAAAGACGAAAAACAATTAATAGTAAATAAATTTTTTACAAATGACAAAGAACATTAAACCACAAAGGATCTCGCAGACGCAAGATTCTATAAGTAAACAAGGAGCTGTAGATAGAGCTACCGAAATAGTATTAAATCCAATATGGAGAAATGCTACCGAAAAAGAGAGACAACAAATATTAACAGAAATATCTGTAATAGGTAAGTATCTTTATTTCGAGAAAAACTTGCTACCGACAAGTGATGACTATAAAGAATTATATAATATAAAATAATGGAATTAACAGGTACAATTAAATCAGTTGGTGATTTAGAACAAATTAAAACACTAAAGAAGAAAACTTTATTATTAGATACTGGTGGTAAATATCCACAAACAGTACCAGTAGAGTTTTTAAACGATAACATTGATAAATTAAACAACTGTAAAGTTGGTGATAGTGTCAATGTAGGTATTAATTTAAACTCAAGAGAGTATAAAGGAAAATACTATATTAATTTAACTGGATGGAAAATTCAAACGACAGCTGCTGAAGTAGCTTCTGCTGATCAAATGCCAGACAGAGATAATCTCCCTTTCTAAAATGATAGTAAGCTCTTCTAATATATTTAAGAAACTTTTAGATATTAAACACGGAAGGGTTAAAGAGGGACTTAAAATAGGAATACCAGATATTGACGAATATTTACGATATAAGCAAGGAAATTTTAATTTATTAATTGGACATGCGAACGTTGGTAAAACTACTGTTATATTGTATTTATTCGTTATCTGGGCTCTTAAACACAAAAAGAGGTTTTTAATCTGGTCATCAGAAAACACACCTCAATCAATTCAAAGAAAAATAGTAGAGTTTAAAATGCGTAAGCCAATTACAATGGCTGAAGACGCAGAGATAGAAGATGCTCTTAAATGGTCAGATAGTTATTTTAAGATCATTGATGTAGAAGAACTATATACTTATGGTGAGCTTCTGCAAGAAGCAAAAGAAATAAAAGATGCATGGGACTATGACGCAATACTTATAGATCCTTATAACTCTCTAGTAAAAGACAAACAACTATACAAAGAAGTAGGAGGACACGAATACGATTATCAAGTAAGTACAGAGTTTAGATTGTTTGCAAAAAGAAACAACATAACATTATTCTTAAATGCTCATGGAGTTACAGAAGCTTTAAGAAGATTACATCCTAAAGGACATGAATATGAAGGACTACCTATGCCTTTAAATATGGCTAGTGTTGAAGGTGGTGGTAAGTGGGGAAACCGTTGTGATGATTTGATTTGTATTCACAGGTACACATCTCATCCAACTGACTGGGTATTTT